AAATCGCCCACTTTCGCACGCATACCCAACAACTCGCCAACACTAACAGTACGCCCGACCCAATCGTCACCTACCACAACGGGCACAACGCGAAACTCACCGGAGCTATCCTCAACGAGCACACCACCCTCACAAATACCGCAGACACGCACCTTTGCGCCAAACGGATCAGCAGGAACAGACGGCTGACCAAAACCAGCAACGGAACCAGCGACGCCACGCACCCTTTGATAAATAATCATACTATAGCGACTGCCATAAACCGCACCGAAGTACACCACCGCAGAAAGAATCACCAATCCAATAAACCGAATCCCAAATCCCGAAACGACGCTGCCCCTAAAAAACTCTGCGCTTTTATACGGCAACCCTGGCCCAACAACAAACCACCCTCGTTCCCGTACGGTCGTCCAGTCTTCGTCCATCCCCTCATACAGCACCCATTTCCGGACATCAGACGTAAACAGCCCAAGCCAACCCCCAGTCGCGTCACTGTGCTCTACGTGGAACCGAGCAAGTCTGCGAATTGTTGAATCTATCATCGTGACACTCTGTCCGATAACGACAAGCGAAACGCCACGATGACCCACCGTAGCTAGCCAACCTCGAACATCACCTGACACTTTCGCCCACTCGCGCGAATCCCAGTGAATGGACGCCTCGTCAATCACGACCAATACCCCTTTTCTCCCCAACCCCGAACGCAAATTCTCAACAGTTTCGCACAACCTAACCGGAGATAACTCGTCATCAGAAACAACAGTAACTCCCTCAACGTGACGCGTGAATGCAATGTTCGTCACGACGAAGCCACCACGCCGCACCCAACCCAGAATCACCATGACTGCGTGGTAACTCTTCCCCGACCGAGGTGGACCAGTCCATAACCACACAGCCGATTCTTGATCTGGCCGCAAGCAAACACCACCGTACATAGATACCTCACACCCATTTGAAGCGAGCAGCTAAACGAATCAACCAAACGACGCAAATCGCAATAACATAATAACGCCACCAGCCGATGAGAATTCCTAGATAAAAATCAAGACCGCACAGGTACGCCAAATATGCGAACCATTCACGCCACATTGGCTGATTCAAGTAATAACTAACCCCAGACCACACACCGCCTAACGCAACCGAGCTAACCTCTAACAGCAACCCGACAAGTGCAGCAAGCAAAACGACCAACCTGGCGACCTGCCATAAGGAAACGACAGTCTGACCAACTAAGCGAGACAACAGACTGCCCAGCCAATAAACCGCATAGCGCCACAAAATACGGCCAAGCCAAACCACTGCAACGCGCACAAACGCGACCAACAACTGTACCATAACCGACCTCCAATTACCGCCCTTACGGGCGGCTGCCGCGCAATTTGGGCTGAACAAGTCATCCCAAATTGCTTGGCGTCCCTAAAGCCAACTAGACGTCAATTGGCGATGCCGTCCTCGCGCAGCGACCACACAACGCGAGGAGACCCCTAATGAAAAGTGGCGAGACCTCGCCACAGCCGGAGCTGGGCTCGGTCTCGCTAAAAAAAACACCTCAGCGACCAATCAGCCGACGCACAACACGCCAGCCGACAAAGACGCCGAGCAGACTAACCGCAACAGGTATGATAGCTGAAACCGCAGACGTCAAAGTGGTTTGAATGCTCTGCGCAACTTCGGCAAAATCTACCAACAAAATCACCTCCCTTCTTCTCAGAATCAAAAACGCAAAAAACGCCACACAATCGATAGACCCCAGCCCAACACGAAACTAGCAAACATAACAACCAATACGCCAGTCACGTCTTACCTCCACATAACCAACCTAAACCAAACAAGACCAGAACAAAAAACCAAACCAAAACAACCCATTCCGATGTACTCATGAATCACCACCCGTAACGAAACTCCAGAATTTCACCCACATCCCCAAAACCAACACGAGAACGCCCATCCCGACCCCCAAACGCAGCGACCCACGAGCTGACGACAACGGACCGCACCACGACCGATCTTCACGCCAAACAACACGGTTGCGCTCAAGCGTGGGAATCGGCAACCCAGGACACTCCGCACACGGCTCAACGCTCAACGCAGTAACTAGACCAGCGCTCATCGAATCAGCGACCGACCGGAGACGAGTTTCAAACCCACGAAACGCAGAATCCACCTCACCCGCACTCTTACTGACACTGGTACCTATGTCAGCAGCATCTAACGACGAATCACAAATTACAACGGAACCACGAACCTCACTAACCCGGACCGGACGGTCAGAAGATTCAAGAACAGCAGCAAGCACAACTTGACCATTGAACGACGCCTCACCCAACGACTCCAAACGCTGCCTAATAACACTAACTTCCAGTTCTTCCACCCGAAACAACTCGGGCACCTCACCCCCAAACTCAAACAGCAAATCCTGACGACCAGCAGCGGCAAGCAATTCCGGTCGATCCCAGCCATGAGCAGTCTGCTCAACAACGCGCACAACACCGTGACAACCAGCAACCGCATCCGAAATTTTCTGACGTACTACAACATAATCCTTCTCAAAACGCGGAATCACCACCCGAGATACACCACCACCGGAACGAACTCGATCTAACAACCCGTTGACCTGTTCAGCCGACAAATCACCCGAATTGGCCACGACGAAATCGCCCGAGACAATCACATCACGATAATCACACGCATCACCAGAACGCCAGACAATCGATTCGCCGAATTCTGTCCTCGGCTGATAGTTCGCCGGAGCCACAAAATACACGCTATCCACGTCGCCCCCAAAACACGGGTGCCCCGGAGTCGGCTGGACTACATCGCCCGGAGATTTCGGAGTCTCAGGCACCTCAGGACTGCCCGGAACACCACCAGCCGGACCACCAGCCGGTGGAACAGGTACACCATCGACTACACCACCATTCGGTGGATTGTTGCCGCTGTCAGGTGGGTTATTACCACCATCAGGTGGGTTGTTACCACCATCAGGTGGATTGCTGCCACCATTCGGTGGGTTGTTACCACCATCAGGTGGATTGCTACCACCATCAGGTGGATTGCTACCACCATCAGGTGGGTTGTTGCCACCATCAGGTGGGTTGTTGCCACCATCAGGTGGATTGCTACCACCACCAGGTGGATTGTTCCCACTGAACGGTGGACTTGTCTGGTTGTCACCGCTACCAACCCACCCCTGAACGCACTGCGACAACGCAGAAACATCACCACAGTCTGAACTAATCAGCCAGATAGACACCGAACCACCGGAACCCACAGAGACGCCATAGTACCCGGTCCACTGCATCACCTCACCCAGCGGCTGACAATAGCCAAACAAAATAACAGTCAAATACCCACCGACCAAAAAGGCATTGGACGCAGCCCATTCAGCATAATCACCCGGCCCCAACGGCACTACATCCCCACGGCACAAACTCGGATCGCACGTTCCCAACACATTCGAAAAGCAATCGTCAAAACTCGACAAACTATCCTCAATGGCATCACCACTCACAAGCGGCCGTATGCGGCCGGTGACAGTGGGAGCACCGGAAAAATACCAATACTCCAACGACCCCGAACCATCACCAGCCGCAATATAATCGGCACACACATCAATCTCTATCTCACCAAAATCAGGAAAAGCCAGCCATCCCAAAGAACATGGGTCATACCCATCAGACTGAAAAATGTGACCGTAATAGGCCGGAAGACGCCCGACGCAACAGTCTGTGCCGTAAACCGCAGCGGTCACCGTAGTGTGAATATCTGTGAACCGAAGAAAAATGCTTCCAAGCGACTGCATACCTGCCGGAGGACCAGCGGCAACCTGAACCGGAACAAACCCAACAAAAGCCACGATCAAAGCAGCCAGATAACGACATATGTTCGCCATACACCATTAACCTCGCGATTAACAAGCTCGACACCGAATTCGTACCGCTGCCCGACGCGAACAGACTCAGGCAGACCACGAAATCTACCACGAACGACGCGACCTCCATCGATGTCGCGAACGGAAATTTCAACCACACGACCACCACTAGAAAGCGGACGCTCTACAACGCTTTCGACAACGCCTACAAGTCTCATTGCAAAACCTCCTTAGAAGAATCATTGTAAACTACCAACATCTGATTAACATACCAAATCAAGGTACCGACACCACTAACGCCCCGTATATACTCCAGCTCAGAGCGCACACGCTTCAGATGATACCGGACAGAACGACAGCGAACGACATCACCGGAAACTGACAGCTCACCCACAACCAGCTTCGGAGGAACAGCGATACCAAATTCGGAAAGCACAGCCTCTGCACGACTACCATTCAAGCCAATACACCCACCCACCACCACACCAGACAAATAAGCACGCGTCACTGCAGCTACCTCCGCAGCCGAGACCGGACGGACCGCATGTTCCACCCGAAGAAAAACGGCATCACCTCCTTCCCTCGGCTGCCATAAATATAGCCGACTGAAACGCCTATTACGACGACTGACGCGACCAAAATACGCAGTAAAACCACCTGAACGATCAGCCACGTACGACGTACAGGCCTCTTTCAACGCATCAACCAAACCAGGCACAAGCGCAACCTCACAACACCAATCAACACGCCTGACAGCTACGTCAAACGGATCAACACTCGCCAGCAACTGCCTTAACCAATCACTAGCAGCGACCAACCCGGACGCATGTACATAAAGCACGCCATCAGACACCTTATACGACAAATTCCCAGGCAACTCAGAAGACGCACCGGAGACACGCCGACCGTCCACACCCAACGCACAACGCAAATTACTCAACACCCTACCAACCGAACCACCTTCGACCCTAACGTCTACCAAATCCACCCTCCACCCATCAGACTTCTCAACCAACTCATGATAGTACATAAACACCCTACCCTAAAAGTAATCCACAAGCTCAACTTGCTACGCCATTGACATAGACGTAGCAAGTCATTCAACCAACGCACATAACCCACCACAGAAAATTAACCCAAACCAAGAAAAAAAAACGACATACCGCAAGCCACATGTCGCTTTTTTTACTTGACTTTTGCA